ACCCTTAATGTTTGTTTTAGATTCTCTTGGTATGTTATCTACAACTAAGGAAGTTGAGGATGCTGAAGCAGGTAAAGAGACTCGTGATATGACTAGAGCACAGATTGTTAAGTCAATCTTTAGAGTCTTGACATTGAAGTTAGGTAAAGCAAACGTCCCAATGTTGGTTACTAATCATACATATGATGTAGTAGGTGCGTACATTCCTACAAAAGAAATGGGAGGTGGAAGTGGACTCAAATACGCAGCAAGCACAATCATATATCTTACAAAGAAGAAAGAGAAGGATGGTAAAGAGGTTGTGGGAAATATTATTAAATGCAAAACAGCTAAAGCTAGACTAACCAAAGAAAACAATCAAGTAGAGGTAAGACTTTATTATGACACAGGACTTGACAAGTATTACGGATTATTGGAACTGGGTGAGAAGCATGGAGTATTTGAACGTAAGGGCAACCGCATTAGTATTGGTGGGTCTAACGTTTATCCTTCGGCCATTCTTGCCGACCCAGAAAAATACTTCACCCCCGAACTAATGCAAGCATTAGACGAATGTGCATCCAAGGAGTTTCGCTATGGCAACTAAATTAACTGACTACATCAAGTGCTATGATAATATGGTTAATGATTCTCAATGTAATGAGATCATTGAAGCATATAAACAATCAGGTACTTCCTATGTTAATAGGGAACAACGACCAACTTTTCACGAACTTAATATATCTAAGAAGTTTAAAGCAAAGGATCCTCTATGGGAGAAACCCCAGATTATATTGACAGAAACATTTATTGATGTTGTCAATCTTTACATGGAAGATTTGGAAATTGCTAGAGATTTTCCTGTAAAGTATACTTTTGAGGAGTACCGTATGAAACGGTATGAGTCTAATGACTATGATCAATTTAAAGATCATGTTGATGTACAGGATTATAGTTCTGCACGTCGTTTCGTTGTTATATTTCTCTATTTGAATGATGTTTTGGAAGGTGGTGAGACAAACTTTCCTAAATTAGACTTGGCAATTACACCAAAACAGGGTAGAATACTTGTGTTCCCTGCTAACTGGCAGTATAGACATTCAGGTCTTCCTGTAAAGTCTAACGACAAATACATTATCGGATCTTATCTCCACTATCTAGAATGACTTTAGAAGTTACTATCCTTAGTAATTTAATTCACAATGAAAAGTATACTCGTAAGGTAATACCTTTTCTTAAGTCGGATTATTTTACTACGAAGTCTCACAAAGTAATCTTCTTAGAGATACATGAGTATGTTGGTAACTATAATGCGTTACCTTCTTTGAATGCTTTAGGAATTGAATGCCAAGAACGTACTGATCTATCTGAAGATCAGTTCAAAGATATCATGGAGGTACTGAGTGCGTTATCGAAGGAGGAAACAGACTTTGATTGGATCGTTGATACGACAGAGAAGTGGTGTCAAGAGAGAGCGATTTATCTTTCGCTTATGGAGAGTGTCAAGATCGCTGATGGTCAGGATGAGAAGAGAGATAAGGGGGCTATTCCACAGATATTAAGTGATGCATTAGGTGTATCATTTGATCAACATGTAGGACATGATTACTTACAGAACTACCAAGAACGATTTGACTTCTATCATAAGAAAGAGTCCAAGATTCCTTTTGATCTGGAATTCTTTAACCGCATTACAAAAGGTGGCATTCCGAATAAAACACTTAACATTGCTCTCGCTGGTACTGGTGTTGGTAAGTCTTTGTTTATGTGTCATGTCGCAGCTTCAGTTCTTTTACAAGGAAAGAATGTACTATACATTACGCTTGAGATGGCTGAAGAAAAAATTGCAGAGAGAATTGATGCTAATCTTTTAAACGTACCTATTCAAAAATTACCTGAGTTACCTCATGTAATGTATGAGAATAAGATTAATAAGTTGATGAAGAAGACAAAGGGTAAGTTAATTATTAAAGAGTATCCTACTGCATCAGCACATGTTGGACATTTCAAATCATTGTTACAAGAATTGTCCTTGAAGAGAAGTATTAAACCTGATATTATATTTGTAGATTATTTAAATATTTGTGCCTCCCAAAGGTACAAAGGATCTATTGTTAATTCGTATACTTATGTCAAAGCAATCGCAGAGGAACTTAGGGGTCTCGCAGTTGAGGCGAACGTTCCGATTGTATCTGCCACTCAAACTACTCGTAGCGGCTACGGTAGTAGCGATGTCGACCTTACTGACACCTCTGAATCTTTTGGACTCCCTGCTACTGCTGACCTTATGTTTGCCCTTATTTCTACAGAAGAGTTGGAAGATCAGAATCAAATAATGGTTAAGCAATTAAAGAATAGATACTATGACCCTACTCTAAACAAAAGATTTGTCGTAGGTATTGACAGATCTAAGATGAGGCTGTATGATGTCGATGACGCTCAGAAAGATCTAGTTGATGCTGGTGCTGAAGAGCAAGTCGTTAAAAAAGTACAGGGTAAAAAATCCTTTGCAGAACTAAAGTATGATTGATTTTAAACGCTACGAAGAGTTTGTTGATGCTGTTACATCTGACAGTTCTAAAGACTTTGTTGCACTAGCTGACCGTATGGGTGAGCTTGATAGGCAAGGTGCTAATATAGAACGTCTCTTAACTGCTGCAGTTGGCATCTCTGCTGAAGGCGGTGAGTTTACAGAGATAGTAAAGAAGATGGTATTTCAAGGCAAGCCATGGAACGAAGACAACCGAGAGCATCTTATTATTGAACTTGGTGATGTACTGTGGTATGTTGCACAAGCATGTATGGCATTAGAGATTGACTTTGATGATGTTATTAAAGGTAACATTAAGAAGTTAGAGAAAAGATATCCTGGTGGTAGTTTTAATATAGGACATTCTGAAAACCGTGCAGCAGGAGATCGATAATGCATTTAGTTTTACCTATCATTTGCATTGGACTTATTGTTTTAGTCATAGTGTATTCAGTTATTAATAGATATGATCCTCACGCATGAACACTGCAGATCGTTACTTACCATTATTCTCATCTAATGTATTTCAATTACATATAGATTATGATTTGGATGTATTGAAAACTAATAAGAGTTTTATCTATGCAGCCAATCAAAATAGAAAACGTGAAGATGAGAACTATAGAGCATTGGAATCTTTCCCACCTGTTAGAGATCATCTTACAGAAAGATTTAAAGAACTCGCTAAGAATTTTTTAAAATTAGATTCTGATTTTATTATAACTACATCTTGGTTTACTATTACTGAAGAAGGTGATGGTGGTACATCACAATATCATTTTCATAAGAATAGTTTTTATAGTGGTGTTTTATATTATGATGATTATAATGATGATAGTGCTCCTATAGAATTCATGACTCCCTTGGAGTTTCATTCTGATTTTTATTTGGAACCAAGAGAATATGATCTAGCTACTTCAACCTCTTGGAAGATTCAACCTCTAAAAAATATGCTTGTATTATTTCCAAGTTACTTAAAGCATCAGGTAGGAAAACATATAGGAACTGACCCAAGATATTCTTTAGCATTTAATATTGTTCCTACAGGATCTTATGGTACATCAGATTCTTCTATACACACTGAATGGTTGACTGGAAAATCATCTACACATGAGTTGGAGATGGGGTATAGAACAGGAGGTAGTAGATTATAAAGATACTTGATGATTTTTTAACCCATAAAGACTTTGAGAAAGTCTTTATGAAATATTCTGGTAGTGGTCATGAAAGTGTATGGGGAATACAAAGAGGTGGTAATGATCATCAAGGAGCAGAGTTTTTATTTTCTCATATAGAAGATGATTCTTTCTTTACTGATTACTTGTTCTCTAAAGTTGTAGATCAATTAGATAAAGGTTCATATGAATTAGAAAGAGTATACTTTAATGGTCAATGGAGTGGAAGGGAATCGGATTTACATCATGATGGGTGTGATATAACAGCACTACTTTATATGCATAATAGATATAAGTATGGATGGGGTGGATTTACTGAGATTATAACTAAACCAAATCCAATTTTAATACATCCTATACCTAACAGACTATTAATATTTCCTGGTATGAATTCTCATAAAGCATACTCTTTTGCATACCAAACATGTCCTTTAAGAGTCACTCTGGCTTTTAAAATAAATAATAACAGCAGGTGAATAATTATGAGAGAAGATTCTATTTCCGATGCTTGGTCAGAGTCTAGGATTGATAAACCAAAAAAATATAATATGCCTATCTGGTTAACTGATGAGGACTTTGATTATATTGTATTAGCACTTTGGAAATGTCGTAAGAATGCTGGTGAATCTAAATGTGCTGAATTATATACTAGGTTTAAAGCAATACAAGACACTGCCAAGAATAAATAATTCAGGAGACCTGTGTCTGACTAATGGCAATAAAACAAGAGAGTGATCTACTTAAATTAAACAGAGCACTTCAAGAATTTCAAAGGAATGCTAAGGACATTGATGATGTTGAAGAACAAGTCAAGGTAAAACAAGCTGGAAAGACTGTAGTAAAATATAATGTTATGACAACCGATAGGGAAACCTCTCGTGATCGGGTAGAGAAAGCATTGAAGAAAGAGTTTAATGGGTTAGTTAAACGTGAGCAGCTATCTGTATCATCGATGGCATGCACGGTTATAAATGCAAAAGATAAGATGAAATATGTTTTCATCTATAAACCAACTAAGGGTGGTATGTCACAGACCACTTTGAATTCTTCTATAACAGAATTATATCCATGTATAGCATTTGAAAAAGGTATAAAGATTACTGCAGTATCAAAGATGGAGGTTAAAAAATTCCATCAAAAGATAGAGGCTGCATGGAGTAAAGATTTAAATTGTTTTGTGAATGATAAGGATGCATTAGCAGGTAGAGATTTCATTGCTAATGCTGAGAGAGGTAAGTTTGAGGAGAAGATCAAGAACGCAATTAATATATTGAGATGGTTGCAAGGAGTAAATAGAAAGCACAAGATTAAGAAAGTTGTTTGGGGTTATCGTGCTAAACCTGCAGGCATTATGAGTAATCATCCTGGAGATATATTTGTACAGTTTATGAATGATAAGTGGTTAGGTGTTTCACTTAAAGCAGGTAGTGAAAAAACTAATGAACCAAAACTCAACACGTATGTTAAACCTATCTTTGATTATTTTAATAAGTCTAAAGATTATGATAAGATAAAAGATAAATTATGGCCTCAGTATATGGAGATACCTGGTATAGAAGAGGAGGATAAGTCTAAGTGGGGTAAGAATGACCTAGCATTAAAGACATATGTATTTGAAAAAGAAGATAGGGAATCCGAGAAGAAGTATAATGAATTGTATGATAAGAATCTTGCAATCATTAAAGATGAATTGATTAAACTTATAGGTGATCCAAAGAATTTCGAGAAAGCAAAGTCATGGATTACAGAAAAGGTGGCACAACAGCAGCAAGATGTTCCTTTAGTTGTTGTTAAGGCTACTCAATATACAGCAAGAAGGGATAAGGCAAGTGATCTTCTTGTTGAAGCAGTTGCTGCTGTTAAAAAAATCAGTGCAGAGATAACAAAGGTGGGTGGAAAGCAAGCCTTCACTGTCAAATTAGTTGATGGTACTAAAGTTAAGATGGATTTTACTGCTCGTACTAATAAGGTGGGTGCTAATCATAAGATGGGACAGTTTACTAACCTTGCGGTGAAATTCAATAAGGTCAGCCAGATATAGAACTGGCACACTACTGGCACACAACCCTCTGAAATGGATTATAATACAGAGGTATTCGAGACACACACATGCCAAACAAGCACCTTCGTCATCCAGAAGATTCAGTTTTGCACGGAAGGAAGG